TCTCAAGGCCAGAATGTATTGTATATTACCTTAGAAATGGCTGAAGAAAGAATTGCTGAACGTATCGATGCCAATTTGCTAAATATTGATTTGAATGAATTGCAAACAATGACTAAAGAAGATTATGAACGCAAGTTTAAAGTCTTACAGAACAAGGCACATGGCAAATTGATTATCAAAGAATATCCAACTGCTAGTGCTTCTTCTTTACACTTCAGAGCCTTGTTGAGTGAATTACACTTGAAGAAAAACTTTGTACCAGATATTATCTTCATTGATTATTTAAACATCTGTGCATCTGCTCGTATCAAGGCTGGTGGTTCTGTAAACTCTTACACATACATCAAATCTATTGCAGAAGAACTCCGTGGTTTGGCTGTTGAACACAATGTGCCAATTGTTTCTGCTACACAAACTACTCGTAGTGGTTTCAGTAACTCTGATGTTGGTTTAGAAGATACTTCTGAATCGTTTGGTCTGCCTGCAACTGCCGACTTTATGTTTGCTTTGATTACAACTGAAGAACTGCAACAACTAAACCAAATTATGGTGAAACAACTGAAGAATCGGTACTCTGATCCCAATAACAACAAACGATTTGTTGTTGGTGTTGACCGTGGTAAAATGCGATTGTATGATGCAGAACCATCAGCACAGGCTGATATCACCGATTCTGGTCAATTAAAAAATGATTCACCAATTAATACATTTGGCAATCGTGAAAAGAAATTCAACAAAAACTTTGGTGGACTTAAAGTATAATGTTAACTAAAGAACAAGCCGTGCATTGCGCTGATGTATTCTCAAACTACTTTGATAAGTTTGGTCGTATCGATGAATACATGCGTGAACAAAAACTAAACTCAATGGCAGAAAGACCATTTACTTTGCCTGGCATGGGACCAGAAGAAGATTTGTTTTCTGATTTTACCATGTCACCTGCTGATATGGAATTTGAAATCATGGAGTTGCCACAAGATAGATGGGACATTTATCTTAATATGATTTCTAGCCATTCAAACATGACCAGTATTCCTGGCCGTTGTTTGCGCTTGGCTGTATTTGAAAAGAAGTCACAGAAGTGGGTTGGTTTTATTCGTCTTGGTTCTCCTGTTATTAATTGTAAACCTCGTAATGAAATGCTTGGCCAAGTATTCACACAACATGAAGGTGGTGCTCAATTGTTTAATCAATGTGCCGCCATGGGTTTTGTGATTGTACCTGCACAACCATTTGGTTTTAATTATCTTGGCGGTAAATTACTTGCAGCCATCTGTACAACACATGAAGTGCGTAGAATGTTGGATGAAAAGTATAAGATGACCACCTGTTTGTTTGAGACAACCAGCTTGTATGGTTCTTCAAAGGCAGTATCACAATATGATGGTATGAAACCTCTGATTCGTTTCAAAGGTTTAACTGATAGTGATTTCTTACCGATGTTGCATGGTAAAACTTATAGTGACCTCAAAGAATACATTGAGAATATCACAGGTAAAGACTTAGCACCACCTGATGCATCTAGCCGTAAATTGAAAATCTCTAATGCTATAGTGTCTATGATTAAGATTGGTCTGAAAGGCACACCAGAGGCTGTTAAGTTTGCACAGACCATTGACAATGCCAAGAATCTAAACGAACAGAAGCGGTACTTCATTTCTGATTATGGGTTTAAGAACATGGTTGATTTTGTAAATGGAAAGACTGATAAGTTAATTCCAGGTGAAAACTATGAGAAACATAATCTGGCCAACATCACAGAGTGGTGGCGTAAGAAGGCTATCAATCGATTTGATACGTTAAAGACTGATAATCGTATCAGAACCGAACAAGAAGTTTGGACTGGTGATAAAGTGCTTGACATAATTCGATAATTATGGTAGGATAAATACTCCAATAAATTAAATGATAGGAGTATTTAATGGCATATGAAGCTTCTGAAATAATGATGGCAGCCGCATTGATGTATTCTAATGGAGAATTAGAACAATATACCAAAGATGTTGGAACATTAAGACAACTTATGATTGATGCTAAACAAAAAATAAAAAAAGGCACCAATAAAACTATACAATTTGGAAGTCCAGCAATAGAAAAAGGATTTACTGAATTGATGGATGAGACTAATACTGAAGCACTTAAAGATTTGGCTGGAGGAATTTCAGCTGCATATGGTGTTCGTAAATATTTAGCATCCAATGGTGAATCTGGAGGTTCCAGTTTGTCTCCATCGATTTATATGACAGGTAATGTTTGGCCAAAAGAAGTTGAAAAATTTAGAGTAAGCGCATTTGGTTTTGAAGATTATAATTCTGCTGATGTTATTGCAACCGCTGATAAACAAACTTTTTATGGAATATCATTAAAGAAAAAAAGAAAAACAAATGCTGGTGAACCAACACTTATTAACAAAGCTTTTGATTCTGTTTTAGATGGTAAACAATTTGATAGTGTGAAAGAAGAACTTGCTGCAGTCCGTGCTAATTATTTTTCACAAATTGTTATAGATGCAGTTAATGAAGGTATTATTTTAAAAGAACATATTAAAAACTTTGACCAGTTGAAAAAAAATCCAGCTGGTAGAAAAGAATTATTTGAAGCTAAACAAAGAGATAAAAAATTATTTGACCGTTCTTACATTGACACTAAAGGTTCAGCTAAATTGAAAAATGGTTATAAAGATGAAAACACAAAAGATCCCAAATCTATGCGGTACTATGTAAACAAAAGATTATCTGAAAAAGATAATCCTTTATGGAAAGAATTTATTATTGTCATGAATAAATATTCTGATTTGTTTGCTGACTCCTTAATTAACATTATTCTGAAAACAGAATTATTTAAAGAATTGGATAAAAAAGATTTAGATAATTATAAATTTAACTTTTTTCTCGTGACTGGAGTTGGAGATGTAACTTCCAAAGGTGACGTTCAAATAGGTGCTGCTACGGTTTTACCCTTAAAAACAACACTTTGCGGTTTAACCAGAATAAATCAAATGTATAAAAATAAAAAATATGAAATTGTTTTAAATAAAAGTAAACAAGGCGAATCTGAAGCTGCTAAAGTATTTTTGCAATTGAAAAAAGGTGATTTAAATCTATTAGATTTAGAAATTAGATATAAGGGAGCTTTTACACCTCAACCACAATTTCAAGGAACTTTACATCCAGATTTCAAAAAACTTCTGCAAAAAGAATGTGGATTAATCTAAAATGAACTTCACACAATTTTTAAACGAAGCAAAAGAAGGTAAGAACCTTCACCTAGAACACATTGAAGATGAAGTTTTAAATCGTGGTGTTCCTGGTGCTCGTGACGCAATTAATTTCCTTCAATCTCTACGTGATATGTTGGCCGGTCATTCACAATCAAAAGTAAATGTCACAACAAAATGGGATGGTGCGCCTGCTGTCTTTTGTGGTATCAACCCTGAAAATGGTAAGTTCTTTGTTGGTACTAAAGGTGTCTTCAATGCCAATCCAAAGTTGAACTATACTGATGCTGATATTGATGCAAATCATACTTCAGCTGGATTAAACTCTAAACTTAAAGTTGCATTACGTTATTTGCCTAAGTTAGGCATTAAAGGTGTTCTGCAAGGTGACATGATGTTTGCTAAAGGTGATATTACAGAAAAGAATATTGATGGTGAAAATTACATCACGTTTCAACCAAATACAATTGTTTATGCCGTTCCTTCTGATGCTAAGTTGGCTCGCATGATGCTTAGTGCTCAAATGGGTATTGTGTTTCACACATCATATACAGGCAAAACAATGGCCGATATGAAGGCCTCATTCAACATTGATATTGGTCATCTAACCACAACTAAAGATGTTTGGTTCCGTGATGCATCATTTACAGATGCTTCAGGTACTGCCACATTCACAGCAGAAGAAACTTCTACAATTACTAGCACACTCTCACAAGCAGGCCGAACATTTCAGTCAATCAATGCATTAAATCTAAATCGTATTTCTGCTAGTGAAATTATTATGACCTACATTAAAACTTTTAATAATACAAAAGTTCGTGCAGGCCAGGCCATTAGAGATACAAGAGCTCACACCTTTGAGTTAACACGATGGGTCGAAGCAAAGCTAAATAAAGATATTAGTGATGCAAAGAAAGCAGATACTAAAAAGAAACGTATCAAAGAGAAGACAGAGATTATGCGTTTCTTTAACAATGCAGCCAAAGATTTGAAGGCTATATTTGATTTGATGAATCTGTTAGTTACTGCAAAGAATATGATTGTTAAGAAGTTACAACAGATGAGACAAGTTACTAACACGTTCTTACGTACTGATGA